CACCAAATCTAGCTTCGCAGCTACTCTGCTTCTTGCCGCAAACATCCTCAGATGTATTTACAACAGGGTTATCATTGGCGTCAAAATAGTTGGTGTTTGTGTAACCGCACTCTGCAGATCGGTACACCCACTGACAACGGCTGATGCACTGACGCTTAGGTGCGCGAACACCTGCAAGGTCAAAAGCGCTGGCCAACTCAAACTCGACTAAATTTCGATTTTCGGTTGATTTTCGGTCAACGTAATAAACCTCTAACGGGAACAAAGCAGTTGCATCGGGCGTGCCGTAAGGATTCCCCGTTTGTAAAACACCAATTAAAGTATCACCATTTTGCGCCGTTAATATGTCGCCACTTTGCGTCGCTAATGGCGATAAGGCAGTAAGAAAATTTGCGTCATCGATGTAACGAGCTAGGGTGCGAAGTCGAGTAACTTTTGCGCCTTCCAAGCCGTTGGGCAATGTCGCTAGCAGTGCCGTAATTGTGCTGAGGATGTTGCTAACCCTTAGCGTTGGCCTTGGCAAACTACCTTGACCAGAATATGCAAAGCCATCGGCTTCAATCGGCAGCGCTATGTAAATTGTGCCACCAAATACTAAATTGTTGCCAGAATTTTGTTTAGTACCGTTGTGGAAATAGTAAGTCTGGTTTACACCGTGCTGGTTGGCGTTTAGTTCGAGCTGAAATAGCTCAATGATTGCAGTTGGATTGATTCCCTGCAGCTCACCAGTTATCGCCGCACTAGATTCAGTGTCGGTATAACCGACATCCCAGTAACCGGAGACAACGTAAGCCATGTTCAGCTAACTACAGCTTTAATAATTGCAAAGCCGATTACGATTTCTTCAGATAGCGCACCACCAGTAATGTTGCGAACATTGATGCTTGCGGAACCCGATCCAGCCTGAGCGTTCAGAAGATACGACCCAGCGCTGCCTCCGCTGACATGGTTGAGAACAATGATGTCGGTAGCAGCAACCTCGGTGTTAGTCAGCGTGAAAGTCACGGTTGTGTCAGCAGCAAGTGGCGCTGCGTTCATCCTGATTTGACCGCACTTTTTGCTAAGCGCGACGCCCGTGCTTTTGCTGGTGGCTTGCGTTTCTGTGCCACCTTCGCCAGCTACGTAACCAGCTTTATCTGTATTAAGGTTGGTGAAGTTGGCGTCAACTTCGGTGTGAGTAAGTGGTGAGCCTTTGCCAGCTCTAGTGACGATGGTGCTCATGGTGAAATCCTCTTGGTTGTAGTTTAAGGCTCAAAGACCTCGCGGAAAGTCGCAGTAATAGTTTCGCGATTTGCCGCAACCAATTCGCGCTGCCATTCGTCGCACAACCACTTGTAAGACGTTGTGGTGTCTGGCGGGGTCCAATCAAACGAAGCAGCGTCATCGGCCCGTGCATCAAAAAACGCTTCAATCGCCGTAGCGTTTGCTGTGGTCAAATATCTCCAAGTCAATGACCACTGCTTGGGGTTCTGATTCAAGCCAAAACTTAAACGCTGCTCATAGCCATCACCAAAAACAACCTTGCGCTGCCGTGGCTGTGAATTTTTTTGTGCCGCAAAATCTGGAGTGGTATTTGCGCCAACTGTAGTGTCGTCGAAAGTAGCCATCAGCGTGCCAAGAGTCCTCCAGGTCGTTGCTGCTTTATCAATTCTGCCTGAACAGCGGCAGAAATGGCAGAACCAAGTTGACGACCTTTTCCTTCATCACCTTGAACGCTTGTGCCCTGCGCATTCACATTGACAACTACGCTTGTGCCACCACCAGAAGCTTCAACGCCAAGGCGACCGTCTGCACCACGACGAAGCGGCATGATTGCTTCAGGCCCAGCTTCGCCCATCAAGCCGGTGCCATTTGCCATCGGGAATAGCGTTGGCTTGTTTACCACTCCGCCATAAGCGAAGGGAACGATTTTGTTCTGCGCAAATACATTGCCATTGGCACTTGGAAACAAGCCTCCAATTAGAGTCTTGGTCCCAAATTGCAGAAAAACTCTTGCTAGTGAGCGCAAAATTCCAGTCAATGATTCCTGCAAAGTTTTTGCTTCAAATATTGCACCCTCAATAGCGCCAGTCACGCTAGAAGTGATCGTGCTGCCGATTGACTTCCAAAGCTCGTCTAAATTTTGTGATTCAGGCAACAGATCAGCAAGATCTGTTCCTAAACGCTTGAACGCTTCCTCTAACGCTTCAGCTTGTTCAACACGTTGCTGGTCAATTGCCAAAATCTGTTCATTGGCGTTGATTTCAGCTTTGCGCAAAGCAAGGGCACCAGCCAATGGATCATCAACCATTTTTTGGTTGGCTTGAAAAATGGCAAGATTTAACTCGGCTAAAACTTGCGCGTAATCATTTTGCTGTTCGCGTGCGTCGAGAATTGCATTTTCTAAATTAAAAACTTCTTGCAGCATGACTCTGCGCTCTTTCGCTGCTTTAACTTGCTTTGCTGTGTCACCGCCAACGGTATCGCCAACTTGGAAGGGTCTGCCGCCTCGCCGGCCATAACCTTCAAGCGCTTCACCTTGGCCAAACAGCAATCTGTTGAATTGGGAACCACTAGTACCAAGTCGATCCACAAAGCCTTGCCCGTAATCCTTTCCTAGCTGAACAGCTTTGCCCAAATCACCAGACAAGGCCGCTTGAGAGATCTGGAAGGCAATTTGCACCGCCTTGATTGTTTCTTCAACGCCCTTGACAACAGTCAAAGTGGCGATTGCAACGCCGCGCAATCCAAACTCGATGATGGAAAATAACGCTTTCCAATCGGCTTCTGTGTTAAATAATTCAGCAAACACTTCAGTAATGGAAATCAGCGCCGGCATAAGCGCATCCATTAGCTGCATCTGAAACCCTTCAAATGCAAAACTTAGTTTAGTGATTTGGTCGTTATAATATTCAGCATTTTGAGCAAATTTGTCGCTCAAGTTGTAATTAAATTCTTCAAGCGATGCGCTACCGCCATTCAGCAGCGTAATCATGTCTGCGCCAGACTTGCCAAATAGGTCCATCGCCAGGGCGGCCTTTTCTGGGCCGTCAGGCAGATCCTTAAACTGATCGGCGATTTCACCTAGCAGCTTGTCGGAAGCTTTGAGGGTTCCGTCGCCATTTTTTACTGATACGCCCAGTTTCGCGTAGGCTTCTGCGTAGCTGGCTGTACCTTCTGCTGCTTCAGATTGCGTTCGCGCCAAGGTACGCAAGCCAGTGACAAGTTGTTTCTGGCTTACGTCAGCAAGCTTGCCGGCTTGCACATAACCCACCAGCTTTTCTGCTGCAATACCAGTGCGAACCTCAAGCTTGCCAAAAGCATCAGCGGTGTCAGCGGCAGATTTGACATAAGCTGCAAAACCTGAAACAGCTGCTGCAGCAAATAACGCCCGAAACGCACCAGCTAATTTGCCGACGCCACTTTGTAAATTTTTAACTTTACCTTGCACGCCTTGCATCGTATTGCCAAGGCGCTTAATCTCATTGTCTCCAGAGACAGAAGCTTTAATTCTGAGCAGAGAATTTTCAATCATGCTGGCGACCTAGTTGTTCAACACTTGCAAAGCAGCAGCTTCGATGACTTGAATTTTTTCAAGCGTCGAACGCTGGTCATCTATCTCATACAGTTTAAGCACCCATGCAACTGCTGCATAGTCCAAACCTATCAACCCACCCATTGAAACCCGCCATTGAGTTTGGCACTGCAAGAAAACCTGCAGAGCCTGCCAGTTCTCTTCCCATACCTCAAATTGCGCAGCTTTAGCCGCTTTGCGCATCGCGTTGATTTCGCCAGGGTCCATGCCCTGGGCCATCAGGTCTTCATAGTTTTCAGCAAATTTGCCGCCCGCTTCGCACCAATGGCGGGCGGCATCTTTTAGTTTTTTGCCGGCGCTCCCTGAAAGCTATCGGCGTAGGCATTGATCAATCCTTTCAAAACGAAAGGGTCGTCAAACAACTGCGCTTTTGTCGTGTCGTCAAATGGCAAATCCTCGCCATCCTCGTCTTTGATGCCAGTCCAACCGACAACAATGGCATCCACCAGGGCGTCTTCGCCTTCAGCAATCAAACTGTTGAACTCAGACCGGCTGATCCGTTTGAAAATTGCTGTAAAGGTCTCTTTCTTGAACTTGCCACCATCGACAGGGATTTCAACGGCGACAGGCCACTTGTAAGAAGAGACCTTTTTAAGGACAAA